GGTAAAGTGTTTGAAATTGTAGAGGGCAAATTTGTTGACTATATAGCGTTTGATAATTTTAGGAATGCTTCTGATATAGAATTAATGCAATGTTATTCGGCATTATATGAATGTTATAAGAACCCTTGTAAAAAGAAAGTAGTAAGATATTCTAATAATCTTTTATATATGAAACGTCTTGAGTATGATAATTCAGTGTATTTAAGACATATTGGAATAATAAAATATAACGCTAAAACTTTTACTCAGCGTTTTATTCTGGAAATAGAAAATTTTCATTATATTGTTGATATTGGTTTTGATAAAAACAAAATAATAATTTGTTCCACAAATTATACAGAAGCTGTTGACAAATTAAAAAATCTTTGATATAATAAATAATGTAATAAGTAATTAACTTAATACGTTAGCCATTAGCGGTGGTTCCTCGTAAATTCCTTTTCAGCCACCGCGCCCAAGGGTGTATAGCTTAAATTGGAAAAAAGCAATATATTATACTGGTTCGATTCCAGTTACACCCATTACAGATTACAATCTGTATAACCAAAAAACAATACATTCACAAGAAAAGAGGTAAAATTATGGCAAGAGTACCAATGGTTACAAGGACAATCACAACAACAGAAGTTAATGTAATGTGCTTAGACGTTGAAAAAGGTGAACCTATTAACAAAGACGTTACAGTATCACGCACATTCAAAGACGATGAAAAACTTCTTAAAGAAGTTAAAAAAATTATTGAAACTGATACAATTAAGGCTGTTCATATTGTAGATAAAAAAGAGGTGGAAACTCTCTACGGTATGTCTGAACAGGAATTTATCGAGCACGCAACAGTGTTACCGCCTAGAGAAACAAAGAAAGAAACAGAAAACAAATAATAAAAAGGAGAAAAAACCATGATTAAAATTAAAGATTCAAGTAGAGAGTTAACAGAAGTTGAGCAGTATTTAATGACGATTTCACCGTCAATTGAAAGCATGAAAGATGTGCCAGACGGTACACATATTCCAGTATCAGCAACTTTACATTTTATTGATGTTAAAGAAGATACAGGAGAGGAATCAGAGATTCTTTCAATTCTTACACCAGATAACAAAGTATATAGCTGTCAGTCAGCAACGTTTAAGCGTTCGATTAAAGACATTTCCACAATTATGCATGGAAAAGAGTTTACCGTTATTAAAACATCGGGTAAGACAAAAGCTGGAAGAGATTATATCAATTGCGTGTTAGACGTGGAAACATTAAAGTAAAATGAACAGGTGAAAAAACATCGGTCACACACTCACCCGTGACCGATGTTTTTTTTCACAAATGTTTCACGTGAAACATTGTAAAAAGGGGGTTCAAAAATGGCTAAAAGAAAATCAGCTTATACTACTAACAGAAATCGTATTATGGCATATCAAAGACGCTTACGTAAAAAAGGTATGGAAATAGACATATATTTCCCGACGGAAAAGGAATTAAGAAAACAAGGAATAAAAGGAACAGAACTTACAAAATATACACGAGAATTAAAACGGTTTACACCAAAAGAAATAACAAAAATTGCGAAACCGTTAAAACAAGAATTAGTAGATATACCAATAAAAATTTATGACGGAAATTTTTCTAAATTAATTATTGAAAGTTTTAAGTCAGAATTAAAAGGTTTACCTAATAAACTAGCTGGTAAATTTATTGCGCTGATTAATGAAATGGTTTCTTCTCAAGGTGAAAAAGATACAGCATATGCTTTAACGCAAATGCCATATACAGTATTTTATTATCTGCAAAAAACAAGATATGATAGTAGTGTGGCAGTAGAAGAGTTTTCAAGTGCTTTAATAAATTATCTTCCTAATGCGTCAGACCAATATAAATCAGATTTAATGGACGCTTTTGAATATGAAGAGTTAGGTTATGATATGGAAGATTTATAAAAATGAAAATAAAAAAATATAGATATTTTATGTGTGATTTTGAAACAACAGTATATGCGAATCAAAAGTCTACGGAAGTATGGGCGAGTGCGTCTACAGAATTGTTTACAGATGATAGCGTTCAAATTTTTCATTCTATTCAAGAACAATTAGATTATTTTATCAGCTTAAAATGTAATATAGTAGCCTATTATCATAACTTAAAATTTGACGGCTCGTTTTGGTTGTCATACTTGTTAATAGATAAGTGCTATAAGCAAGCTTATATAAAAAGAGGCAATAAAGTAGAGTGGTTACAAGAAAAAAATATGGAAAATAATACTTTTAAATATTCGATATCTGCAAAAGGACAATGGTATTCGATTATAATTAAAGTAAAAAACCATTTTATAGAGATTCGTGATTCTCTTAAACTTTTGCCGTTTTCTGTTAAAAAAATTGGTGAATCATTTAAGACAAGACATAGTAAACTTGAAATGGAATATACTGGTTTTAGATATCCCGGGTGTGAAATAACTGACGAAGAAAAAAAGTATATTGCAAATGATGTTTTAGTTGTCAAGGAAGCACTCGAAATATTATTTAATGAGGGGCACGATAAATTAACTATAGGTTCTTGTTGTTTGTCAGAATATAAAAATATTTGTAAACACTCATTAAAAAATGAACTTGATTACAATGAAATGTTTCCCGATGTATATGATATACCGATAGACAAAAATATTTATAAGTATGATAATGTGGGTGAATGGGTGAAAAAATCTTATAAAGGTGGTTGGTGTTATCTGGTTAAAGGTAAAGAAAATAAGATATACTATAACGGGACAACCGCAGATGTAAACTCATTATACCCGTCTATGATGAGTAGTGAATCCGGTAACCCTTACCCAGTAGGAAAGCCAACATTTTGGTCTGGTAATTATATACCCGACGAAGCGTTAGAGGATAATCGTTATTACTTCATACGAATTAAGACAAGGTTTTACCTTAAAAAAGATAAGTTACCATTTATACAAATAAAGGGCAATCTATTATATAAAGGTACAGAATCTCTTGAAACGTCTGACATCTACGACAAGGAAACTAATCAGTATTATACCCATTATCGGGATTTAAACGGAAATTTGATTGACACACGTGTTGAGTTAACGTTAACAATGACAGACTTTATTTTAATTAAAGAGCATTACGACCTTGTCGACTTTGAAATTTTAGACGGTTGTTGGTTTTACACGCAAATCGGTATATTTGACGAGTACATCCAAAAATACAAACACCAGAAACAAATATCAAAAGGAGCAAAAAGAGAATTGGCTAAATTATTTTTGAACAATTTATATGGAAAAATGGCGAGTTCTAAAGACAGTTCATTTAAACTGGCATATGTAAAAGATGATAAATCTATAGGTTTTTTACCAGTATCAGAATTTAACAAAAAACCGGGTTATATTCCAGTCGGTTCAGCTATAACAAGCTATGCACGTAATTTTACTATTAGAGCGGCTCAAAAAAATTATCACGGGGTTAACAATCCCGGCTTCATATATGCTGATACTGATAGCATACATTGTGATTTACCACCAGCTCAGATAAAAGGAATAAAAGTACACGCAAAGGATTTTTGTTGCTGGAAGTTAGAATCATGTTGGGATAAGGCAGTGTTTACAAGGCAGAAAACTTATATTGAACATGTAATTGCAGAAGATTTAGAACCTATAGAAAAACCATATAATAACATTAAATGCGCTGGTATGCCACAAAAATGCAAAGATTTATTTGAATTATCTATGCAAGGAACAGCAAATTATAACGAAACGTGGTCAGATGAGGAGCGTAATTTTTTATTTGACGAAAATAATAAACCAATTAAACGAGATTTTTCAGACTTTAAAATTGGTTTATCTGTACCAGATAAGCTAAGACCTAAAAGAATATTAGGGGGGATTTTACTTGTTGAAACAACTTATCAAATGCATTAAAATTTTTAGAATAAAGTGGATAGATAAACAGTGTAGACATATATGTTTATTGTGCGAATTTAAAAGTGAATGCTTATCAGAATTTGAGAACTACATGAATAAACCGGAATAAACTAAAAGAGGGTGATAATCCCCCTCTTTTTCTATATCTATAACATGAGAGACCAACAAAGCGCATTGCAATTACGATAAAGTATATAGGCATTATATTTCAAATGTGCTACCCTATTACTTCAATGCGGTACACTCATGAAGATACCGATATAATGTTTCACGTGAAACATTTAATAGCTTAACGTGTGTAATATAGCGTCTTTACATTTTAAATTTTTAAATCTAAAAGCACCACGTTCAAATAAAAATCGTAAATTTGATATAAAGAAATCATTCTTTTTTAGCATTACGTAATTAATATTATGGTCTTCTGTCGTTACTGTAATTTTGAATCTAAAGGTTGTATCTGGTTTATCATCACAGAATATAATTCCTAATTCTGGAAATTCTTTTACACCATATTCACAGTTTTCATATTTAATTGTGCATAAATAGTTGTTTTTTCCTTTTGGTATTTCGATGAAACTATAATTGTCATTTAAGTACACGCTTTGGCTAGCATAAGCAACATAATCAGAACTAGAAAAGGCTCTATTAAATGCGCTTAATTGTTGCGCTCTACTTGCACTATCGACATAACCCTGTTCGATAACAAAACCGTCACCCTTTAAAAATTTAGTATCATGTTTTAAACGAGTACAAACACCTAGTTGGACGTAATAAGGGTTTATTATGCTTACGGCGTTACCTAGCATATATACAGGGACATATCTAACTTGTTTACCTTGCCCCCTTGCAATAGAAGTGTGTACACTAAGAAGTTTTTTAACTTCATCCTTACAATAATGGTTTGTTTCTGATTGAAATTCATCGAATAATAAACGACTAATGTCTGAAAATAAATGGCTATATTTTTTAATTTGATCTGCATTATTTAACGCCAAAGCGTAACCACAGCTTACGTCATTAATAAATAATTCGTGGAATATTCCTTTAGCACGTCTTTTACTTGTCATTTCACAATTATTAAAAAATAAGCTACCTATATCTTTGAAGAATTTGACACTTATATCGTCTAATTCATAATTATAACGATATAATAGACCAAACTTTTCCCCGTTTTTTAAAAATCTATTTACAAAATATCTTCCAAAATAGGTAGTTTTACCACCTGTTCTATTGGTTGTACACATATATAGTTCTGGTTTTTTCCCATTAATATCTAACATGGATAAAAGTTTTGTTCCGTCATAATACATACTCATATTAAAATCTCCTGTTATAGTAGTAATAGAACAACTATTTGTTATATTTATTATAACACAACTATTGCAAAATGTCAAATTTTATGTTATACTTAAATAAAAAGTGAGGTGATAAAAGTGGAAATTTACGCACCTATTATAGTGGCTTTATCGTTTAACGGTCTTGACTTGTTAACGGGTATTATCTCAGCAATTAGATTACAAGAATTAAAGTCAAGTCGGTTGCGTGACGGCTTATTTAAAAAGGTAGGTTTTATTTTGTGTTATTTTCTTGCTTGGATTATGGATAATTACGGTAGTATTGTAGGTTTTAAATTACCAGTTGACATATTACCAGTTATCATTTTATACGTATGCACAACGGAATTAGTATCTATATTAGAGAATATCACAAAAATTCACCCGGATATTTTACCAGATAAACTTATGCAGATGTTTCACGTGAAACATCAAGATTAATGAGGTGATAAATATGCCAGATATTAATAAGACAGTTGAATGGGCTGTAAATATTGCAAAAGACAATACACATGGGTATGACCAAGTGTATAGACAAGGAAAAGACTACGATTGTAGTTCATTAATTGCTAATGCATTAATACAGGGTGGTTTTAATGTTTCACGTGAAACATGGACAGGAAATCTTGAAAAACAATTGATTGCTAACGGCTTTAAAAAATGTACAAAACCGTGGAAAAAAGGTGATATTCATCTAAACAAAGCGCATCATGTGGTTATGTCAGTTGATTCTTATAATGTTGTAACAGCTTCAATTAATGAAAAAGGTACGACAAAAGGCGGAAAAACTGGTGACCAAACAGGTAGAGAAATTTACGTTAGACCTTATTATGAATATAGTAGAGGTTGGGATTGTCACTATAGATATGTCGGTAATAATTCCCCTACTGGGTTTATTATTGGAAATACATATGTCGTATGCGTTAATAATCTTAATGTAAGGTCAACCCCAGACGGGTTGATTAAGTCAAAATCACAATTAACACAAAACGCTAGAAAATATTGTAATTCATTAGGGCAATTAATGAATGGAACAAGGGTAACATGTCAAGAAACAAGGGTACATAATGGAAACATCTGGATGAAAATTCCTAGTGGTTGGATATGTGCAAATTATAACGGTAAGGAGTATGTCAAATAATGCCGGATATTAATAAATCTTATACGTGGGCAATACAAACCTGTAATGCTCCTAAGGTTGGCTATTCACAAAAATATAGAAATCAGCAAACAATACGTGGAATAACATACTATGATTGCTCCTCATTTATTAATTTTGCGCTATTAGCTGGTGGTTTTAAAACACCTAGTTATGCGCCGTCACATAATGCTTTTACAACTTACACACAAGCGAGTGAATTAATTCGGTTGGGTTTTACAGAAGTTAATGCCAACGGTGAAATACTTCCGGGTGATATAGGGCTTTCGTCAGGGCACACAGAAATGTGTTATAAAGGCGGAACAGGTAAAGCCGTTTTTATGGGTGCACATACAGACAATGCACCGTTGGCTAACCAAGTGTCTATAGGTAGTTCTGGTGGAAACCCAAACTACGAACGTAGTTTTCCACGTTTATTCCGCTATGGTTCTGGTGGTGCTACTGGCTACGGTGTTAGTATATACGTTGTATCTGCTTTAGCTGGCAACAGTTGGAGAGAATCGCATATTAATCCAGCATTATCTCAAATAGATGGAACAGCGTATGGTATGTTTCAGTGGGACGGCAGTAGAAAAACTGCACTGTTTAATTGGCTAAGTAGTAATGGTTATTCAAGAATAGACGGTGACGCACAATTACAATATTTAATTGTAGAAAATGATTGGATAGGGACAAGTGGCGGAATTAGTTCGTTGACTGATTTTTTGCAATCACCTAGTACAGATATCTCACTATTAACAACAGCATTTTGCAATTGCTGGGAACGTCCCGGTGTTCCAGCATTACAAGAACGAATAGAATTTGCAAATGACGCGTTAGATTTTATATCAGAAAATGCAAATAATTCTAATATAAATAGTTGGGAAATTCACCCAGAAAACGGGGGAATATATCTTTCAAGACAACAGGCGTTAAGAAATGCCGTTATGATGTACAGGTATTTATCTGCTGGTGGCGGTGGTGGTGGAACACCGGGTTCACGCATTAATCGTATGCCTGTTTGGATGATGATTAGATATCATATATAATGTTTCACGTGAAACATTTATATAAATATTAAAATATAAGGGGGTGATAGTATGGCAATCAGAACGAGAGAAGAAATCATGACCATGATTAATGAAAGAATCGGTGAAGACGATTCAGATGAAGCATTAGCTTTCTTGGAAGATGTGACAGACACTTTTAACGACTTGGAATCAAAATCGACAGGTGATAGCGAAGATTGGAAAACTAAGTACGAAGAAAATGATACAGCTTGGAGAAAGAAGTATCGGGACAGATTCTTCAATAAAGAAGTTGAAGAAGATGAAATCGAAGACACAAAAGACATTGAAATTGAAGAAACACCAAAAACGTTTGAAGATTTATTTAAAAAGGAGTGATGAAAAATGCCTAAAAGAATTGCAGTAAGTACATTACAGGCAAGTACATTAGATATTCTTAACGTTATTCGTCAGAATGCTAGTTATGATTATCAGCAGAATGTACCAGAAGTAACAAAAACAAGTGATATTCCTAAAGTAGGGGAAATTATTTACGGTACACCCGCATTTGCGAACCAGTTCATTAACGCTTTGGTGAACAGGATTGCAATTGTGAGGGTGCAAAGTGCTAACTTCAACAACCCATATTCAGTCATGAAAAAAGGTTATTTAGAGTTTGGAGAAACTGTAGAAGACATTTTTGTAAATATTGCAAAAGTAGTTGACTACGATGTAGAAAAAGGTAACGAAAGAGAATTTAAACGCACTTTACCGGATGTTAAGTCCGCTTTTCACGCTAGAAATTGGCGTGTAATGTATCCTGTTACTATTCAAGACGAAGAACTTAAAACAGCTTTCTTGTCGATTGACGGTGTACAGAATCTTATTGCAAAAATTGTAGATGCTATTTATACGGCGGCTGAGTACGATGAATTCCTTTTGTTTAAATACCTTTTAATTAAAGCTATTTCACAAGGCAAAATGAAGCCGGAAAGTATCGGTGACGGTACAGATCTCAAACAGTCCGCTACAGCGTTCAGAGGTATTTCTAATATGTTAACTTTTATGTCGTCTGACTACAACGCAAGCGGAGTAAAAACAAACACACCTAAAGATCGACAGGTTATCTTTATGGATTCCATGTTTAACGCTAAATTTGATGTTGAGGTACTTGCAAGTGCATTTAACATGGATAAGGCAGATTTTATGGGACGGCTGTTTTTAATTGATAACTGGACAACGTTCGACAACGAACGATTTGAAGTTATTAGAAATAATTCAGACGGAATCGAAGAAGTTACAACAGCAGAACTTGGATTATTATCAAATGTAAAGGCTGTCATTTTAGACGAGAATTGGTTCCAGGTGTACGATAACAACAACAAATTCACTGAAAAATATGTTGCTAGTGGTTTGTACTGGAATTACTTCTATCACACTTGGAAAACTGTATCAAGTAGTCCGTTCGCAAATGCCGTTGTATTTTGCTTAGACACTGCATCTACAACAGAACCAGCAACAGTTATTGCTGAAATTGTTGACAAGAGTACTAGTGAAGAAGCAATCACATTATCATTACAGTGCGAGGTGGATGGAGCAACGCTCGAACCTAATGTAGCTAAATTCGTTCAGACAGAACAGTTGACAACTGATGGCATAGGTGTTCATCCATTCGGTGCGTTGCTGATTCCAGCTAGTAAACACGAAACAGAAATTACTCTAGTTGCGGAAATTAACGGTAAAACTTACACCAATACCAAGGATAAAATTACTTCTGCAAGCAACGTAGGAGATAAAGTCAACTTAACAAAGCAGTAAAATAACAAGGGTGGTTAAAACCACCCTTTCGAGGTGATATAAATGTATATTCAACCAACAACAAACATAAAATTATTGAAAGACGTTCCACTTGATAACACATATACCAACACAATTTATTTTGAAGAGGTTAACGCACAAACAACGTATTTCGCTAATAAGAAAAAATATGACTTAAATAATTATACATACCAAAGAGTAAATAACGGTATTTGCTTAGTTGGAATTGAAGCGGATAACTTATATGATTGCAATTATATGATGTTCCAAAACACAGCTTTTGGTGATAAATGGTTTTATGCTTTTATTACAAGTATTGCATACAAAAATAATGAATGCAGTGAAATACATTTTGAAATTGATGTTTTACAGACATGGCACTTTAATTACACAATTGACCATTGCTTTGTTGAACGAGAACATACAAAAACTGATGAAATTGGAGAACATATCGAGCCGGAAAGTGTTGATTGTGGGGAATACGTTTTTCAGAGTTATAAAAATTTAACAGAAATTCTAAAACCAATGGCAATAGTTGTTATGATTAATGATACGTCAGAAGACCCGGATGGGACATTATATGACGGTGTATACGGTGGTTGCACAATATTCGCTTACAATTCTAGTGATTGGGAGAGTGCTACAAATAAAGTAAAGTCGTATAATCAAAAACCGGACGCAATCGTAGGAATGTATATGTGCCCTGTTATAGCCATATCCGAAACAGGTATTCCTAAGGGTGGTGTGCAAGTAAAATATAGCTCTATAGCTGAAAGCTTTGATTTGATAGCAAGTGCGATAAGTGCAGATAATACATTGAACGGATATAAACCAAAAAATAAAAAACTTTACACTTACCCATATTGTTATTATTTAGTATCTAACGCAAGTGGTTCAACTCATGCTTACAGGTACGAATTTTTCAGAGGAAAACAACCGAAATTTAAAGTGGACGTATCTATGACAATGCCGGTACAAGCTTGTTTACGTCCTGTTGGGTATAAATCCTCACTAGACCAACGTTGTGTAACAGAAGCTTTAACTATTACAGGATTTCCAATGTGTAGTTGGAGTACAGACGCATATAGAGCGTGGCTAGCACAAAATGCCATTCCCGCTGTTGGTGAATATGTAAGTAAAGCCGGAATCGGTGCTGTAGCACTTACAGGACTTGGGTTGGCTACTGGCGGTACTGGCTTGGCTATTGGTGGTGCACTTGCCGGAGCAACAAGTATATTAAGCCAAGGTTATCAAGCTAGTATTGGTGCAGATATTGGTAAGGGCAGTCTAAACAACGGAAATATTAACGTAGCTAGTCACACTCAATCATTTTGGGGCGGTGGTGTTTGTGTTACACACCAATACGCAAAAATGATAGACGATTATTTTACCATGTTTGGTTATGCTGTTAAAGTTGTAAAAGTACCAGAAAGAAACTCAAGACCTCACTGGAATTATGTTAAAACGTTAGGTTGTACTTGTACTGGTAGCGTCCCGTCTGACGACATGAATAAAATATGCAGTATATACAATAAAGGTATAACATTTTGGAAAAATGGCTCTGAAATTGGTAACTATTCATTAGATAATTCAGTATAAAAGGTGGTGATATTGTGGGAAAAAGAAAAACATATTTCGAGGAAAGTTTAACCCGGAACGTTAAAACCTATCAACAATACTTAAACTTATTAATTGAGTTGTCGATTAGTAGCTTTGAGTGGAAAAACTTGCCCGAAACAATAGATAGCCGATACATTGAAATGGAACTATTTACAAGTGGTGCGTTAGTTTATTTCAATGATGAAGTAATAGGAAATCTATGCCTAAATTGCATAACCAACGGACAACTTAACGTTTACGGATATCCTATTAGTAGACGTGCATACAGTAGATATAATCAGTACCAGAAAATTCTTGACGACAAAAACAGTGTTATAATCTGGAATAATTATATGCACACTAATAGCCAAACTAACATTGACGGCTTTGCTAGAAGATTAAGCAATATTGATAGAATTATTGATGTTAACGTGAATGCGCAAAAAACACCTATTTTGGTACAAGGAAATGATAAACAACGTTTAAGTTTGATTAACTTGTACAAAGAATATGATGGAAATACACCGGTAATTTTTGGTGATAAAACTTTAGACTTAAATGCTCTTAAATGTTTAAGCACACAAGCGCCATATGTGGCAGATAAACTTTACGAATTAAAAACTAAAATATGGAATGAAGCATTAACGTATTTAGGTATAACTAACGTGACTTATCAGAAAAAAGAGCGAATGGTAACAGATGAGGTTATGAGAAGCCAAGGCGGTACTATTGCAAACAGAATGAGCAGACTGAACAGTAGACGAGAAGCTGTTGAACACATTAACGCCATGTTTGGAACTGACATTGAAGTAAACTTTATTGACACCAATGAGCAATTGAATAAGGACGGTGATTATAGTGAGTAAATATACTACTTTAGTCCGTTTTATTCTGGAAAGCAAAAGCGGACTAGAAGAAAGTAAAGGGTTCAATAATATTGACAATGTTATTGCTAATAGTTGGGATAAGATTTTTACTTCAAAAGTTAATTTTTTTGATGAAAAGTACAGGCAGTTTTTATGTTCTAAAATATTAAAACATTATTATTTTAGAGAAATCGGAATGGAAACCGTTGGACAGTGGATGTATTATATGAATACAAAACTTGAAGAAATAATGCCTTATTATAATCAACTTTATGAAAGTGCTAAATTACAGTTTGAACCTTTTATAGATACAGACTTAACTAGAACAAACACATTAACAAAAACAAATGAAAGTAAAGAAAATGGAACCACAAATAATAACGGAAATAATAATACTATATTACGTGACGCTTATTCAGACACACCACAAGGGGGTCTTAACGGCGTTGAAAGTGGTACATATTTAACAAATGCAAGAAAGACAACAACAGATAATAATTATAATAATAGTGGAACATCAACAAAATCAACTACCGGCAAAGATAACGAAACACACACCGAAACAGTTAGAGGTAAACAAGGAAGTGGCACATATAGCAAATATTTAATTGAATACAGAACTACCATGTTAAATATTGATATGCAAGTAATAAATGAATTTAGTGACCTTTTCTTTTTATTATGGTAAGGAGTGATAAGTTATGGAAGAAAGAACAATTAACCCAAACACACCAGCAGATTATGCTCATCCTTTAGGAGATTATAAAAATTTAAGACCTTTTAGGTATTGGTGTCAAAAAGTTTTACCGTTAGTTTATGATGATAGTTTAAGTTACTATGAACTTCTTTGTAAAGTTGTTGATTACTTAAATAAAACAATGGAAGACGTTGAAACACTACACGTAGACGTAACAAACTTGCACACAGCGTATATTGAACTACAAAATTACGTTAACAACTATTTTAAATCGTTAGACGTTCAAAAAGAAATTAATAATAAATTAGATAGTATGGCAAAAGATGGATCATTATCTAATTTATTAAAACCGTTAGTGAACGCAAACTTTAATGAAGTAAATAAAGCTATAACAAACATTAATAACGATATTTCTAACATTAATACTAGAATTGATTCTTTCACTAAATTAAATGAGGGTAGCACTACAGGTGATGCAGAATTAATAGATGGTAGAGACGGATTTCTTGGTAACAAGTATCCTAATATTGGAACAGCTATCAGAGAACAAAATGAATCAGAATTTAACGCTATAATAAATAATTATAATGGTGCAATAAAAGAAAAAAGTATAATAGGCTCTGATATTAGTTTTATTAATTCAAAAGTAATATCAAGAAATATATACAACAATAAAAGAACCGTAAAAGGGTTTGAATTTAACGCAGTTTTAAAAAATGGTAGTTATTTGTGTAACCCTAACAGTATTATAACTGACTTTTACGACGTTGACATAAACGAAAATAATGAGTGGGTATTCAGTATTTCACATGGTACAGGTGTTCATCTGTGTATAGCTTTTTATGATGAAAACTACACACTTACAGGGTTTGATTATATTGAAAATATTACATCAACAGACCCAGACATTGAAGATGGTTCAAACAAATATTTCTTTCCTATTCATTTAAGAACAAAATTAAGTGGTAAAAAGAAATATTTGTTTGAACCATCTTCAATGTC